TGAACATTTTATCAAATAAAACTCTCCATTTTTATACAGTCACATTCTTTACAACTTAGTGATTTTTCTTGATCATCCCATGGTTCAGGCATGTTTGAATTAGGTGTATATTCTTCTTGATTAGGTAGTAATTTAAAATTATAACCTCGTTTAGATGCTTCATCAAATATTAAATTATGTCTGTGTACTAACGAGTTAAGATTATCTCTAAATCTAACAGTTTCAGGATGTTTTGAATAACCTTTTTTATTATTTGTGATTACACTCCATATACATAATGTTTCTCTATGTTCTGCTAATAGATGTTTTTTACATAATCTACTAGGTTCTATTTTATCCCAAACTCTCATTTAATATCATCCACCTGTTTTGATAAATAATCGTCACCTAGTAATGCTTTTTTACATAAGTTATCTAATACCATAGCAACAACATAATTTACTACTGGTTCTTGTAGATGTTCCATTAGGTGTCTACTTGAATTTGTTAATACATGCTGTCTTATATCATCATTAACTTCAACTTGTATAAGTTCAATGAATTTAGATATATTATCATTTGGTCTTCTCATAAATAATATTTGTAGTATTAATATTAAAGATTTACTAGTAGAATTCTTACTAGTTCTACTTAAATAATAGTAAAATAATATTATTGTATGACAAAACAAGCATTAGATCGTGTAAACGAAATAAACTTTGATCTTTATCATCCAGATAATATTGAAGATATGGGTGAGTACATAGATCTACATGGTGAACGACAAAGACTTGAAAAAGTAATTGAACGTGCAAATAAACCATACTTGATATATGGTGCTAAAGGTATAGGTAAAACTTCCTTAATACATTCCATATGTAAAGATAAAAAAGTTGGTTTAGTTGAAGTTAATTGCAGTGCTGGTACAAATATTGCAAGATTAGAAGGTAGGTTACAGATAGACAATGATGGATCTTACTTTGAAAGAGGAATAATTCCTATTGCATTTGAAGCTAGTAATCATTTCAAGCATGTCGTCTTGTACATAGATGAAATTGGTGCATTGAATCCTGACATACAAAAATGGTTAAACAGACCATTAGATAAAAGACATAGTTGTAGTGCTGGAGGTAGGACTTATACACTAAATCCAGACTGTAAATTAGCAATAATTGCAACAACTAATCCTATACAATACTCTGGTGTAAATAATCTCACAGAAGATTTAAGATCTAGATTTATTGGTAGAATGTGGGATTATCCTAGCAGTGATGAAATGGAAAAAATCATTGACTGGACTGACATACCAGAAATCGCTGTAAAAGAGCCATTACTTACATTAGCTCAAGATACATACGGTTTAAGGGTAAAAGGTGACGTAGAATATGTGTTATCAACAAGAGATATCATACAATTTGTAGAAGTATATAGAGACTTACTTGCAGATTATGATGATGATGACCCAAATATCATAAGTAATGTGTTACTTGAAACAATACATGAGACTATTATGATAAAGTATACTGATCCTCATGAGTATGAACTGATCAAAGCTAGAGTACAAGAAACATTTGGAGTGACCTTCAAATGACACCCTCTACTTTTTCTTGCAAAAATATTCATAATTTTGATGAAAAACCATCACCAGATCCTAAGTTATGCTTACATTGCTGGTTTTTAAAAATAAATAAAGAACTTGAAAAATTATACAATACTGTTGATATACCTTGCCAATGTGGATGTAAGGATGTATGTCCTGAATGTGACGGTGAAAGATACTGTGACTATGGTAGAGGTGAGGATGAGAGTATTGAAGGATGCCAAGTATGTAATGAAGACGGTCATATGTATGATCCTAATGAAGATGATGCATATGATGCATGGAGAGACACCCACGATGACTGATGAATATTATTGTGCTCATCAAGGAAAAATTCATATGGATTATGTATTTAATGGTGAAGATGAAGTTAGAGTATTTACATGCGATATATGTGGAGAGGAATTAGACTTATGAGATGTAAAATATGTAAAAAATCATTTAAAAGAACAAAAAGTAAAAAATGTTGGAATCTGTATGGAATGTGTATGACATGTTGTGTTATTAAACATCCAGAAGTATATCCAAAAAACATTGTTATGATGGTACTAGCAAAAGCTAAATATTACAAAAGTCCTAAAAATAAAAACTATGCTGGTAAGACTAGAAATGCTTATAACCAATTAAAAGAGACTAATACTAATGGCTAGAGATAGAGAATTACTAAGTGATAAAGAGTTTTTTAGAAAAACTTCTGATATTGCTGAACATATGAGATCATGTAAAATTTCTGTTGTGTTTTGGGATGATGATAATAAAGTAATACAAGATAAAAAAGATCCAAAAAAATATACTTTAAATGTAGCAACTCCTGCAAAAAAAGGTATTGAAAAATTTACTGCTTTTAACCATGAAATAGGACATATTATAATGGAAAGTCCTATTGCAGAAGCAAATAAACTTGTTAATGAGTGGGTTGGTGAGTTTATACTAGAAAATCGTGTAGCATCCAATGATACTATTATTCCAGAAAGAGTGAGAGATACATATTGGAACATGATGAATTTGTTAGAAGATCAAAGAATTGAGTCATTAATGGCTAGGTTATGGTTAGCAAATGCAAAAAGATTTGAAAAAGCTCTTAAAAAAACAGGTAAATTACATAAAGATTGTAATAGTAATCCTGTAAGTGTAATGTTAAACATAAGATTTTTCAGAAAAGATCTGGTTAAAGACCATGACAATGTTGAACTTTTTACACAGGCATTAAATGATGTTGAGGGTACTGGTAGACTTGGTGCATTAATAGTTTTAAAAAGAATCAAACCTGCACTAGATAAATGGTTAAAAGAAAGTCTAGATGAAAACTTTCCTCCAGATTATAAATACGGATCTTTAGATGGAAGAGATACTGAATTTTTGGGTACTGAGGAAGAATTAATAAAAGAACCATTGATTGAGGAAATAATAGATAATATTGAATCAGATGAAGATTATGAAAAAGAATTGGAAATGTCTCAAAAAGATGGTGATAAAACTTTGAATGATTTAAGATCTTCATTAAGTGCAAAAAATCATGAAGAAAACCCATTAAGACCTTCATATATGAAAACAGTAAAAAGATATCCAGTAGAGTATAAAGTAAACAGTCATTTATCACATACTCTAAGTAATGTATTTAGAAAAATATCAGAGATGCCTAAAAGTTTCATAGGATATGATGGTGATGAGTTAGATATAGAGGCTTATATTGAAAACAAAATCAAAAGACATGACATAAACAAATGCTTTAAAGATACAAAAATAGATCATGGTTTATCAGTAGTTATATCTATAGATGGATCTGGATCTATGAATACAGGTGATAAAATAGGTAAAGCAAGAGATTTAGTTGCTACTTTGTTTGATTCTGTAAAAAATTATCCAAGTATAGAGATAAAGGCAAATGTATGGTCTAGTGATCACTATGGTAATGTAGGTATAACAAACATCAATGAAATAGGTGATTGTGAAAAAATCACAACAACTATAGAAGGTTCAAGAAGATACCCATACACGCCTACTCATTTAGCTATTGATTATGCATCAAGAGTGGCAAAAAACATGAAAGGTAGAAAAAAATTAATAATAATGATAACTGACGGTCAGCCTCAATATCAAAGTTGGGGTTATTCTATCTCATCACAGACTTTGCTTAAAATGAATAGAAAATCACTGATTAAGTCAAAACGACATATTACTGAGATAGTTGTCTTTGCGGTATCTGTTAGTAATGAACAGTTATCTAATTTACGAGATGTATTTTCTCCTAAAAGAGTAGTAAATGTTAGAAGAATGGATGAAGGTGTAAGATTAATTGCAAATAAGTTCAAAAATGCTGTACTAGATACACTTAAATAGTTATATGAGTTAATTCATCAATGGTAAAAGAAATTGACAGAAATATTTACAATAGAAAAGAGATCAAAGAACTTATAAGTAAGTTAACCGATCAAGAATTGATAACGGAAGTGGTTTTCAATCGTTCAAAAACTATTAAACGAATCATTGAGATTCAAAAACAAATATGGATTCCTGTTCATAGAGATAAGGAAGAGTATTTTAAAGAAATGGACGATGACGGACTCAAAAGACAGTTGGCTATGCATGAATATGCATTAGCTAATCCAGTATGAGTTTAACAGAAAGAGAGAGGTTTCTCTATCACCTCTCGGTTTTAATGACAATGGATGCAATAAAAGAAGATGTAGATGTTAATGTAGATGAAATGTTGTATGCTATATGGAAAAACAGATGTAGAAAATTAACAGATGTTGAAATTAAAGATATTTACAGTGATGTTGAAGAGGAAGCTATGAATGGTACAAGTGTGTATGAAGAGTTTACTGCAACAGATAATTTTGAAATAAAAAAAGGAGCCAATCATGACCTCAGATAAACTATGTAACATATGTTTATTGTTGACAAAAACAATGAGTCATGACACATTGGATCTTTGTGATAAATGTTATAAGATAGTTAATGACAAATTATCGGAGAAATAACATGTGTAATGGAATATGTTCAAGATTCAAAAAAGAGTTAGGAGTAAATTTTTACTGTCAGGATTGTGCTAAATTCATAAGTAAATCCAATGTAAAAAAAGAATCAAAACCAAACGGTAGAATGAGATGTTCTTGTTGTAACGGATTAGTTAGAAATAAGGGAAGACTTAGAACAATTCATGGTTTTAAAGCGATTCATTAGCCCACTGTATACAGAATATCATTCTTTCTTCTTGATCTTCATCCATTGTCAATGTCTCACCCAAATTATCAAAACAGAAATGAAGTAATTCATGTTGAATTGTTTTTAATACATCATCTAGGCTTTCATGCTGATTGAGGTTTATTACACATCTTTTTGACTCAGCATAATATGTTCCTCTATCATCTCCATATGTACGCATATCTACGGTAACATCGTTATCCATGACTTCAATGAAGGTTTTTCATTATTAAAGATTCATATCTATGCTAGGCACGACATTCATCACATAGTATATTTCCCTTCAAAACTGAGACTTTTGATCCAGATTTGAAGCATTTATGACATAAACCGCCTGATCTTTCTACATGAATACCCATTTTACAGCCTCCATTACCTCTTTTTTACTCTCTTCGTTTTCTATGTTTTTAAACAAAGTAGGACAGTCATACCACCAAAGATCTATTACTTTACAATTAGACCATTCTAACATTTGTTTTTGTACAGTATCTCTACTACTTTTTAATACTCCTTTATGATCTTTACCTTGAACTCTTATACATACTGGTTCAAATCCAGTGTAAAGAACTATATCTACGGATTCTTTCTGTTGCCTCTCTGAAAGTCCATCTTTGAATTCCCAAGACATTAAGTCTTTGAATGGTACTTGTGTACGATATTCTATAAAGTCACCATATTCTTTTTTTAATATTGACAAAGCTGTCACCTCACCATTTCCAATTATTTCAGTCATAGTATCTAGTTAGAACTTCCCACTTCTTAAACTTTACTAGTTTGACATTGATTGATAATATCTTAAGATTCTTTTTATCTGATAAAAAATCTTTAAATGGTTTTTCAGGAGCCCAAGCATTGGTTTTTATCTGTAATAATACTATGTTACCTTTCTCATCAAAACATATTCCATCAAATAGATTCCAAAGATCTAATGCTCTATACCATTCACCTCTATTATATACTAAGTCCTGTCTTCTACCGTGAGGTTTTAACCAAATTTCATCATACCCATTTTTTAATAACCATAATACTGCTTTCCTATTGGAAGATCTCATTCTTTCCCTAGGGTTTATGTTAAAATACCCCCCTTATTTAGTAAAACCATGTGGCATCAATGCAGGCAACGTTATAAACCTCTGTATGTTTTAGGGCAAGGACGTAAACAACCCCTATGATCATATTCTAGCCACATGAGTGTAATATTCATTCTTCTATATCCTCCACACCTTTTGCTGTCAATCTATACTCAGCATCTGCCTGTGGATGTTCTGGTGAGTCAACCATTCTTGCTATTCTTTTCTTACCTGATTTCTTAAAATATACTCTATATGTTGCGGCATGACCTACAACATTTCCTCCTATCGGTTTGACTGGATCGCCAAACATAATAGATGGATCAGTTTGAACTTGATTTGTAAATATAACAGTACATTTGAAATAATATGATATATTCTTAATATGAGTCATAAGTCTAGCAATTTGATTCTGTCTGTCTGCTAATGTTCCTCTACCTAGATATTCTTCTCTAAACTGACCTATTGCACCGTCAATGATGACTAGTTTTGGCTTCTTTTCCTCCATTGTTTTAGACAAAGCGTTGACAGTTCCTAGTAATTGTTCAGTATTTGGTGTATAAAAATAACTGATATGTTTCAAAGATTCCTCTAACTCTTCTCTAGAATCAGCATACTCTCTTGATTTCAATATTTCAATTATTCTTCTTGGTCTAAATGTATCTTCACAATCTATCCATACAACATTGTCACCATTGTTAATTGTTTCAACTGTTAATGTGTTACAGAATTGTGTTTTACCTGAACCAAATTCACCATATACTTCATAAACACATTCTGGTTTAATACCTCCTCCAAACAACTCATCTATTGCTACACATTTGGTAGAAACTGTCTCTAAGTTTTCTTGATATTCCATCAAGTCAATAATATCTAAGTCTGATTTTCTAATCATATTATTGTCTTCTAATATCTTTTGAGCATTAAATACCCATCCATCTGCTTTTGCTTTAGTTACTCCAGTGATTTCTGATATTTCACGACCTCCTCTAATACAGATATCGATTAGAGATGTAACTCCAAAAGTTTCTAACTTTTTAGTTGTTACACCTCCAACTCCATCTAACTGACTTACAGATAAGTCTAATTTTGGCTCGGATTGAATTTCTATAGTTTCTGACATATCTTCTGATATGTCATCTTCTATATTAGCTTTATGTTCTTTTCCAACTACCATCGGGCATCACCTTAATTTGGTTTGTTTTTTCCCACATACCAAATATTTTCTGTCTCTCTAAGTCACCTATGCCTTCTGCATCAAGTTTCTTGAAAAAGTCACTCATCTTTACACATCCATTTTGATCTTTACATTGATCCCATATATGTATATGTAATTGTTGCTTAGACATTTTACCAGTACTACCAATTAATGTGGATTGATTTCCAGTACTTGCTACTAAATCGATTCCAAAATTAGAGAACATGTCTATTAACAGATTTTTTACTGAATTAATATCTTCTAATTCTACATTCTCCTTGAATCTTAACTTAGCATGTGCCATTGATAACCTTATCAATGCCTCAAGTTGTCTTATACCTACATTTAATTCGGTATTAGAAGACTGTCTTAGTTTCTCGTATATTTTCACTATCTCATCCCTTACTTCTTTGGTAATTTTTGGTGTACATTTTTTTGCTTCATTTATGAATGCTGTTAACTCAGTACTGTTAAATCTACATTCATTACTAGTCTCTGTTTCATCAAATCCATCTAGAATATGATTGGCTTTCATTATATCCTCTGTAACATTTACACCATCCCTTATCAACCAGATAAGATCAAATCTTGAAAGTAAAGGACTAGGTATGTTTATGTTGTCCATCAATGATAGATCTGGATCATAATTACCAAACTTTGGGTTAGCTGCCGCCATAATACTTGTTTTTGCTTCCAATGTCAATGATATACCAGCCTTTGCTATTGATACTGTTTGCTGTTCCATTGCCTCATGCATAGAAGATCTGTCATCTTTTCCCATCTTATCAAATTCATCGATGAATGCATATCCACCTGAACATAAAGGTAATACACCAGCTTGTGCTACCATTCTACCATCTGATAATTTAACCATACCTATAGTTAAACCAGCACTTGTAGATCCTCTACCTGATGTGTAAACTGATTTCTGAGTTATACTTTTACCATATTTTAACAGTTCAGATTTTGCCATTGAAGGATCACCTACTAATAGAATATTGATATCACCTCTCTTCTTTGTTTTAACACCCCCTACTAATTGTAGTAAACATGACAGTTTGATGTTATCATAACCGTAAATATCAGGTGCATAACTATGAATTAGTTTCTTGATAAAGTCCTCATCCTTTGATTCTTTGAGTAGTTTTATCTTATCTTCCTTACTAGGTAATATATCCCTATTATCATCCAAATCTGATATAGATAATATATCAATGATAACTTCATGTTCATCATCTTTTGGCTTAATTATGGATCTGAATATACCAACTATTTTCTTTCTTTGACCTATGAAAGAAGTACCAACATTATCACCTATTAATTTACCATAGAATAGTATAGGTGAGTTATTATCTGCTAACTCTAATGGCTGTTGTAATAATATGGTCTGAATGTCATCAGTTGTTAGATTTCTCTTAAGTACTTCCATTTTTGCTCTATTACAACCTGCATTCATACATTGTAATGTAGGCATTGTTCTATCAAATGTACAACTTACTCTTTCAGTTGCAAAACATCTAGGACATTCAACATCTGCTGATTTTATATATGTTTTAGGTGCATCTGTTGCAATAACAGTAGCCTCAAAACATATTGTTTCACCTTCTTTCTTGGAGTTAATCTCTCTCATAGGCATGTTTTGATCTGATATTAATTTGATTTTTAGTTCAGAAAATGCAGTTTCAACATCTATACCTACTAGTCTTTGTGCAAGTATTCTAAATACTGCTCTTCTAAACAAAGGAATAAAATCACCCTGTCTAGATAGATAAAGATCTATAAAGTCATCATGTGATATGTCTACTGTGACAGTATCTGTAGGTCTTATACTTGAAAGTTTGTCATTCCAATCTCTATGATTTAAAACATCATATATTTTATCCTGTATTGCGGAATCAGTATATTCTGTCATAATCGTTTTTCAGTCTCCTTATTGATTATGTTTCCTAATTGAGTAAATCTTTTTTGCAGTTTCTTAAATCCATCTGGTTTTAATCCACTTACATGTTTTTCCCATTTCTGAATACTTGCGTAAAAAAGTGGTAACTCTGCTGTAACATCAACTGAGTCAAAGTCTGTTATTTTTGCAGACATTCTACTATTTCTTTTTATGTAGTCATCTGCTACCACAGCTAAAAACATACTGAAACTCATATGATCTGGTTTCATTTTATTTAGCGATTCAAAAATTGGGGAAGCATATTGACCTATTGACAGTGTAACTGTGTTTCTATTGAATTGCATACAGTAGTATTCTCAATATCTTATTTAAAACTTGCTAGTAAGTTGATCAACTGTTAGCTAACAAGTGCTGTTCTTGGAAAAAAAAGTTAGTTAAGTTAATAACTAAGTTAAAGATCATGAGTTAGTTAATAATTTAGTTAAGCTTTTGAAATACGAAATTGTTTTTTGAAATATAATATGAAAAAAATAGTAGATGATAGCGTATCTACACTTTTCACCTACTTTGGTTTTTGCCTACTCAGGAGCATGCGTATCACAGCACGATGATACCTCCCTTTCGTTTCTTTGTGCTATATTCTGTAAGACTTTATGATATATAAGGTTTACTAGTTATTTAGTAAAATAACATCAGTTGTTACCTCATCAGGCATAGTTAATACTGGTTCTACATCTCTTTTAACAAAAGAATCAACGAATCCTTGTATTTTACTAGACTCTACATATGTTTTAAGAACATTGCCTTGTTTGTTTTTCC